TACCAGCTAAAGTAGCGAAGCCGCCTGTAACATAGGCTTCTTTGCCTGCGGGTACGGTATACGCGCAAATCAATGTTCTGTTGCTTGTTGCTGGCATATTAAAGAACACATTAGCACTAGTTATTGACTGTGAACACGTTATCTCGCCTACGTTATGTCCTGTAGCGCCAGCAGTAAGTATGATCGCAACAGTGCAGCGCAAGTAAGCGTTAACACTAGTCACTGTTGCTGTTCCGTTTAGTGGCAATATTTCGTTGATCTCATTATAGTTAGCATCAAGCCCTACGATTTGAATTAGCCAAGCGCCCGTCCCTGTAGCGTTAACATCATCATTGCTAGATGAACTTATATTCACAGTCTCCGCAGCCGTAGCATTAAACCCAGTATAAACCGCGCTGCCATTCCATACGTCCTCGAACCCGCTACCACTATCAATATCAGGGTTTCGCCCGAAAATATGAACGACACCAATACCGGGCACTAATCCTCTCTGTATATTAAGCCCGTACTCGATGCTTGACTTTGACCTAAGCCCGTTAATCACCGTGTTAGCACATGTCATTGCCTAAGCCCCGCTGTTATTGATGGATTTGCAGCGCTAGACAGGCAAAGCCTTACTTTTTCGCCGCTAACTAGGTATCTAATCAGGCGACCTGGCGCCGTCAAAGTTTCAACAGTAAACCAGTTAACCCCTTCATCCGGCGACGCCTCTAAAGACAAATGCCCGCCGTTGAAGTCTCCTACAGCGTAGAACATATAATCAGCACTAACAGGGACGTTCCATGTTTTACTCTGACCATCTGCCGCGAAAGCACGATCTACACTTAGGACGCCCATTCTACTGCTCTGCCGCTTCTGCTTTTAATTCTTTTAAAGCATTAGCTGAAAGCTTAGTGACTTTTTCACCTTTTACTAATGATTCAAAGTCTTTTTCTTCACCTTCAGCAACTAGTTCTTCCCCGATTTGCTCAAAGTGTAATCCGAAATACAAACCTGTGCCGAAGTAGTAAGGGCCTTCGCCGTTATGGTTTTTTTGCTTTAATTTAAAATGTGCCATGGTTTTTCCTCTAGTTAACATTATAAAAGCGCCTCAAGTGAAACGCTTTGAAATACTAACTAATTCTAGTTATTGATTGAGGTTAAACGAGCCAAGCCGCGACGGTTGAAGTTTACAAAGTTACTGTAAGACTTAACGCGCGTGATTGATTCGTCTTTAGTTTCAGAAGGTCCAACCATTTCAACATCAATACCCATTGGGGTGCCGTCAGGGTAAATCATTGCCGAGCCAATTTTGCTTGAGCCATCATCAAAACAGCCTGCGTAAATAGAAGTTAACGCACCACCTGTTAACGCTGCACCGTTAGCCGTTTCAGCAGTGGATAAATAGTCGTTCTGGAACATTGGGATGTTATTGTAAACATCAATATTACGTGTACGTCCATTACCCATATCAAAAGCGATAGTCTCATTAACGCCACCTAGAGCGCGCACAAGAGTACGATAAGAGCGCAAAGTTCTACCGGGTAGCATAAGGTAGTCAACCTCACCGTCTTTAGCTTTAACTAAGTCTAAGAGCTCGTCTAAAAGTTCAAAGCTTAATGCCTGGCCTGCCGATGCGGTAGTATATTGGCTTGCGTCACAAAGAGTGTGTAAAGAGTTAAGGTTTGCACCTGTACCATCACCAGTTGCCATACCTGTTTGAAGTAAACGGCCAACTGATTTAGCTTTTGATTGCACCTCAACAGTCATTTGATCAACACCAGCACTCGAAGAAGTAGCTTTAACCAAGCCGTTAAGCTCTGCGTCACCGATTGTAGTTGTTGGGCTGTAAGAGTCTTGCACGAAAGTTGCTGCTGCTTTTGCAGTGATAGTGCCACCAACTGCTAAGTGCTGTGCGTCGCCTAAAGCATTTTCGCGGTTAACTAAGATTGCTTGGCCAGACATTGAAGTCCATGGCATAACATTCCATACAGGAGAGGTTGTAAAGATATCTTCCGCAACACCAGCGATAAGATCATCATTAATAAGTTTTTTAGCTTCTGCTAAGGTTTGAGTAGTCATAATTGTACCTATATATTAAGTTTAAGTTTTCAAGGCACAAAAAAATGCCATGATAAAAATATCACAGCACCGCTGTTATTTGGTTTGATTGTTAGCGACCCACCGAGCCACTAACTGTATTTTACTATATTGTTGATATAGTATCAATTCTGCATACGCGCCGCAAGACCCGCCTTGATTCTATCCGCGCTTGTTTTGCCTTGGCTCATGCTTTGATTGCTATCATTGCCCTTACCTTGCCCGCCGTTAGATTGAATTTTGAATATCTCAGGCAAACTGCCGACAAACTCATCAACAGTTAAGTTACCATTAGTGCCAGCGATAATACTATCGCCATCTTTCGCTACAACCTGCCCATTATCAACGCTAAACTTAGCTCTGATTTGCGCCAATACTGAATCATTAGCATCAGGGTTGATTTTATGAGTAGCAAAAGCTTTAGCCGCTGCGCCTTCTATTTCATACTTGCTGATGATGCTAGAGTTAACTTTTTTTAGTTCTTCATTTTCTGTTGACAGAGTGTTATTTTTGGCTGACCAATCAGCATCACGTGCTTTATAGTTATCTTCTAACAGTGCGTCAATATCGCCTTTCTCAAATAGTTCTTTATTTTTTATCTTTCGCTCTCGCTCTTCTAGCTCGCGATATTTTGCTAAGTCTACGCCTTTAAACTGCTCTTGCTTTTGCAACAAGTCGATATTTTTTTTTCTAAACTCGTCTATCTTGCTTTTATCTACTGCGCCTTCGACCTGAAACTGATAACCTTCGCCAGCTTGAGCATAAAAAGTTTTTTCCACTTCGTTTAGTTTCTCAAACGCTTCTGAATCTATTTTAAATTTTAACATAATTAATCACCGATTAAATTTTACCCCACGCCGTGGGATATTTTACTTTAAGTTGATCAAGCGTTAACTCTTGACCTCTGTTATTGATGAACTTATCCATTGTAAGTCCACCTTTTCTGAATAACTCTGCCTTGGTCTTGCCTAGCACGTCATTCTGAAAACTTTTAGACTGCTTTTTTAGCCAATCATTATAATTTAAATCTGCACTGACCTGTCCGTCTTGGCTCGCACGTTTGCCGCCTAAATCTTTTTTAGTTAATCCTGTTTGGCTAACATCACTAGGAACGGCTTTTCTGACTTCGTCCTTGAATAGTGGCGCTGTGGTACTCCTGCAGTTAAAATGTGCCGGAGGCAATGGCCCATTATTCAGCTTGTACACTTTGCCGTCACGCCCTCGACATACAGAGCTTGTGCGCCCATCTAAAGTGGCGACCCACTCATAATAAGGAATGATATCCTCGTTATCTTCAAAGACTTTGTTTTTAGCTGCACTAGCGGTATGACTTAACGCGGTTCTAACCATTCGCTCTGCACTTGTGCGAGTAATATTTAGAATGCCGTTTTTGTAGTTCTGCGACTTAGTGCCGACGATATCTCTTATTATTTCAGGCGTTGTTTTGCCTTCAAAAAAACCCATTGACACAGTGTTTTTAACTAATCGTGCTTGCTCTGTGCTGAATTCTTTTAGGTAGTCTTTTAAAAACTTACTATTAAAAGGCCTAGCGCTAACAGCGGCATACAACTGCTGTGGCGATGGCGTTGTTAGGTTTATGTCAACGTCTTGCTGGTTGATAGTATTAACAGCAAAATCAGCCTCACTTTCAGCAAACAACTCTATTTGCTCGCTGAATTCACCAGTAAAAGTGGATAATTCACTATTTACTAAGTCCTCAGTAAAGCTTAATAGGTGTGTAATTCTTTTTTGTGATGTAACTGAGTTTGTTTTGGTTAGTTCAAACCTTAGCTTTTTAGCAATACGATTTAAAAACGGGATTACCTTATCGGCTTGCCCGTTATAGTATTGCTCCAAGTAATGAGCGTGACGAGAATATATATCAATAGTGTTAGGCACTAGGTGATCGTCCTGTCGTGTTCCCAAAGTATCTTGCTGCTGACATTATGCGCTTTGCTCGCTCGCCACATGAGCATTTTGTGACAATAACGGAGTCAATAACTAATCGCTCAATAACACCGCAGCTATCACATTTAAACTGTCTAAGCTTCTTCATCAATACCACCGTTAAAATCACGACCTGTTGTTTCTATGCGGTCTGCCTCTTGATCTGCCGTAACGCCTTTAGGCAGTAGCTCACCTTTGAACAATAGATTCAAAAACGAATCCTTGCTCATTCCCCCTGCTAACATTGTCTGTAGGTAAGCCAGCAATGACTGAGGGTCGAGTTTAACGTCAATAAAGTCTCGGTTTGTTTTGAACTCTGGCTTTGTTGCTCCTGCCCACTCGGAGATTATTGTCAACAACTGATCCATCGCCTGATCAACAGCATTAGCAATAATAGACAAGGTAGCTGTTTCGCTTGATGCTTCAATACGTGCTGTTTCTGCTGCTTTTACGCCGCTACCGCCATTAGTAAGCATCTTAGCACCTATAGCGGCCATTGTTTCAATGTCTGCGTCTATTGCCGCCTTTAATGAGCCTAAACCAGCGCCAGTGAACTCTAATAGCTCGGCTTTTGCTTCTGTGTCATCAATTTGATTAGCTGCGCCAGCTCCTATTTTGATTTGCTTTCTTATGCCGTTTTCATCTTTGAAGTCACCAAATAAAAACAGTGTAGGCAATGCCGTCCAGTGCAAGCCATGACGGTGATCAGTACTCATTAAATATTGATCTAGATTAACATTCGCAAGGTGAAGCAATAACGGGTTAGCACCAATTAAACCCTTATTGCTAGCGCTTGCTACAACAAAAGGTATTTCTGTTAATCTCTCACCTCTATTTGTTGGCGTTGCCACATCGACTATCTCAAAGCCTTGCTTAGTTTCGCGCCATAAGTTCTGGATATAATAGCCTTCTTCATCAAATGTGAGCTCCAAATACTCAACGCGATCTTCCTGTTCAAATTTGTCTTTTTCGTTTTTAACCGTATAGCTCTGCATTAATACAATATATTCATCAGAGAAGTTTATAATACTTTCTCGGCTGTATTGTTTTATTATGTGCTTCTCGTCGTACTCTATAAGATACCCGGCAGCACCAGCATACAGTAACTCGGTTATCATGTTGCTAGTGAGTTGGCCGATAGAAAGCTCATCACCGTCAGTGTCTTCCTCCAGGTAACTCAAAGCACCTTGTGGATCAAATGCAACAGGCTTTCGCATGATCGCGCCACTAATAGCTAAAGCTGTAGGTTCTATCGCGGGGACAATATACCCTCGCAATAAGTAACTTTTATATTGCTGTTTTGTCTGCCCTGTAAGCTCTGGCAAATAAACAGGCCCCTTAGCTTTTACGGCCTCACTTCCTGCCGCGAAGTCTCGAACCTTGGAGACTTTTGCTAACATTTCATCATAGCCGTTATATTTTGTGTTAACTGGCATCTTAGAACCCTTCTATTGTAACTTCTTCAACTTTGCTACTACTTACAAGCTGTGTGGATAAAGCCATTATACAGCTATCCGCTATGTTTGGCGACATTACACCGCGAGCCTTTAAATCGTCTTTGCTTTCGACCTTTACGCGCCCTGCTTTATCAAAATCCTGTCTCGGTACTGTTAGCTCGCTTATTAACTGCTCAAGGTTTTTTATACTACTATCAATACTTATTAACTCATCACTATCATAATCAGTATTACCGTTAACAACATAATCATAAGTATTTCTAAACCTGTCAGCTATCAACCACCATGCTTGCGCTTTTATATTACTAAAGTAATCTCGCTGCTTGATACCGTTGTATTTCTTCACTGGCTTAAACACTTTACCGCCCGCATTGAACCCAGCAAAAAGATTGAATCCGCTAGCTTGCAGCGTTGCCCCTGTGTGAGCGCCAACGCCTATTGAGTCGTATATAATTTTAGCATTGTACTTTGACGCTATTAATCGCGCTTTGTCTGCTGACTTTTTAAGCCCGTTTACGTCGCCTTTCCATTCCTGACAAGCTCTTATGATTGATCCGTCCACAACAGTTGTGGCGTTTTTATCATCGCCACTGTCCGCAACATCGTAGCCAACTGCTTTAGCGCCCGACATATTAAAACTCACATTCTTATGCAAATCAATAGCCGCTTCAACCCAAGACCTTTTAATAATTACCGCCTCGTCATCTGAGAGCGGGATGCCTCTATAAATGTGCTGGTACGCTTCAAAGTCTTTTTCTTTCAGTTCATTGATAATGGATAACATTGTTTCTGACAAGAAAGGGTTTTTATCATAGTTAACATGGCGAACAATGGTATTCTCTGGTGGGTTGACAATAAAATTCTGCCAAATGAAATCAGTGGTTAATCTGCCGTTAAACGAAAGCCATATTTCGCTGCCAGCTTTTCGGATTGTTGGTTCTAGTATTTCCCATTGCTCTTTAGTTAGGTTGTGCGCTTCTTCAATCCAAAGAACGTCAGCACCCTCAAAAGATTTTATTTCATCAATGTTTCGCTCAATACCATAGAACACAAACTCGCTGCCGTTTTCATGCTCAATAGTTGTCGCAAGTTTTTTATAGCCGCCGAATTCAAAATTATCAATCTGATCTTTAATCAGTGTATAAACCGATTCTTTTATTTTATTTTGAAATCTGCGAACACACAATACGCGCGTTTTATACTCTTGCGCTATCTGAGCTATTCGCCCTGCAAACTCCCATGACTTAGACGAAGCCCTACCACCATGCAACACCCGGTTACGCGCCTTTATCAATTTACCGTTATCATCAAGCCAGAAGTTTTTTAGATTGGGGTTTAGTATAGCCATTAATCGCTATACATGTCAGAGAATGATTTAACTTCTTTGCTTTCTTGCTGTATGTGTTGGGTCTCTTTCCACCCTGCTTGAGTTTTAAGGTAAAATATTGCCGCAGCATTATCGCCAGCAATGGCTTTTTGTAGTAACCCCTTACTCACTGAGCCAATAGCTTTGGCCTTTCCTTTTTTATAGCGTAAAGAAATTTCTGGTTGACGCTCCATCATTGCGTAAAATGTTACTTTAGATATGCCAAAATAATCAGCAATTTGTTCAATAGATAACACCGAGCCAAGCGATTCAACCTGTATTATTTGCTCATCATTTAGCCTTGTTGCAGGTCTGCCGCTTTTCTTATGCTCAGACTTTGGCTTTGCTCTAGACTTGCGCTTGTATGGTGCTTTTTTTACTGGCTTATCGCTAGCTATTAAGCGTTCATCATCATAATGGCTCATGATTCACGCTCCTGTTTTAATTCTTCGTAAGTCTTACCGCTTTCTATGTGAACGGCTTTTTTGCCTGTGAAGTTTTGCCAACGGTTTATTATTACGTCTACGTACTTTTCGTCTAATTCCATTAAGTGCGCCTTTCTGCCTACAGTCTCACAAGCTATCATTGTTGACCCACTCCCACCAAAAAAATCAATAACCACGCCATATCGAACGCAAGCGACATCAATAGCATCAGCAACAATTTCAACAGGCTTAACGGTTGGGTGCATTTCCTTACTACCCCTATCCTTTTTGCATCGCC